TCGTTTACAATGCCGCAGCCGATGCTGCCGGATGCAATGCCCGGGTGCGATGAGGGCACTGATATACTCGCGCCATTCTCCGTTCCAGACCCGGACCTTCCCCCGGCATGCCACTCAATATTCCCAATTCCCTGACTTGGGCCCGCATCGTACTCATTCCGATCTTCGTCGGTGTGTTCTACCTGCCGGACAGCCTGCTGTCCGTGCACAGCAAGAACCTGGTCGCGACCGCGCTGTTCGCCGCCGCGGCGATCACCGACTGGTTCGACGGCTATCTCGCCCGTGCGCTCGGCCAGACCTCGGCCTTCGGCGCCTTTCTCGATCCGGTCGCGGACAAGCTGATGGTGGCGGCGGCGCTGATCCTGCTGGTCGAACTGTCGCGCGTCGATGCGATCATCGCCGTCATCATCATCGGCCGCGAGATCACCATTTCCGCGCTGCGCGAATGGATGGCGCGGGTCGGAAAATCCGCCAGCGTGGCCGTGGCCTATGTCGGCAAGCTCAAGACTGCCGCGCAGATGGCGGCGATTCCGCTGCTGCTGTACGACGCGCCGCTGCTGTCGATCGACATTCGCATGCTGGGCAGCGTGCTGCTCTACGTCGCCGCCGCATTGACCCTGTGGTCGATGGGCTACTATCTGCAGCGCGCCATTCCATTGCTGACCGGCGGGCAGGACGGCAAGTAGCGGCCCCGGGGCGGGCAGGGTGCTGATTTCGTACTTGACAGCATGAAATCGCCGCCTATAATGGCGCTCTTTCCCGAGCGGGAATAGCTCAGTTGGTAGAGCGCAACCTTGCCAAGGTTGAGGTCGCGAGTTCGAGACTCGTTTCCCGCTCCAAGCATTCCGGCGGTAGGTCGACGATCTGCCGTACAAGCCAAAAGGCGCGATGGCAGAGTGGTTATGCAGCGGCCTGCAAAGCCGTGTACCCCGGTTCGATTCCGAGTCGCGCCTCCATAAATAGCAGTTGATTCAAGTATATAGCCCGCCATGAGCGGGCTTTTTGTTGCCCGCAATCAGCGTAAAACGGTATAAAGCAGTCCTGTGCCACTCAAATTTGATGGCAAAACCACGCGGCAGCATCACGATTTGCCGTGTACGCGAGTTGCTACCATGGCCACCAAACGTCCCCGCGGTTCTTCCTGGGAGTTCGTCGTCCGCCGCAAGGGCGTGCTCGACAAGCCGGTGTATCTGACCTTCGCCGATGAGGCCGAAGGGGATGCGTACTGCGCACGCCTCGAGGCGCTGCTCGACCGGGGCATTGTGCCCGACGAACTGCGCCGGCAGACGGGCGGGATCGTGACGATCGCGGACGCCATCGACGGCTACCAGGCGGCGCATGCGGTGAAGCCCTCCGACGACGACATCCTGCGCATACAGCGCGAGCGTGTGGGTGCGGTGCGGATCGCGTCACTGGATTATGCGTGGGTCGAAGCCTGGGTGCAGAAAATGAAGCGCGAGCAGGCGCTGGCGCCCTCGACGATCCGGCACCACGTCGGCGCGTTGGCACGGTGCCTGGACTGGCTGGCCCGCAAGCACCCCGAGCGCTTCCCGGGCAACCCGCTGCGGCTGCTGCCAAAGGGCTACGCCAGTTACAACGAGCACGATGCGATTGCCGTGCGCGCGGTGGGTGACGATGCGCCCAAGGACGAAGAGCGCGACCGCCGGCTGCAGCCCGGTGAGGAAGAGGCGATCAGGAAGATTCTGGCGGGCGAGAAGCCGGAAGGCCGACAGCGCCCGCTGGAGCTAAAGGAGGGCGCCGCGCTGGTGACGCTGTTCGACCTGGCGCTGGAAACCTCGATGCGGCTGTCGGAGATGTACACCCTGTCGTGGGCGCAGGTAGATTTCGCCGGCCGCACGATCTACCTCGACAAGACCAAGAACGGCAGCAAGCGCCAGGTGCCGATGACCTCCGTCGCGCTGCGGGTGCTGTCGGCGTACCGGCCGGAGGCGGAGCGGGTTGGGCTGGTGTTTCCTTGGTGGGATGGGCAGCAGACGCGGCTGTCTCGTCGCCGCACAACGTCGCTACTGTCGCGCCAGTTCGCGCGGATCTTCGACGCTGCCGGCTGTGTGGATCTGCGCTTCCACGACCTCCGGCACGAGGGCATCAGCCGGCTCTACGAGCGCACGACGCTCGAGAGCACGGTGATTCGCAAGATGGTGGGGCACATGAGTTCGCGGGCGCATGATCGGTATCTCAATCTGCGGGCGTCTACGGTAGCGGATCGGTTGTGGTGATCAGACCCGCTTGAACTCGACGACCCACACCCACGGGTTCGCGAGCCACGAGCCGGGGCCGTTGATGGACTCCCACAGTGACCTGTAAGAAATCTCTGCGGTGCTGCAAGGCGTCAGGCCAGCGGCCTCTTGCTCAATATCGGCGCAGTAGCGCCTCCACCCGTCTCCTGTGACGGTTTGCTCAATGCCCTCTGCGCGCGCATCCGCCTCGCTGATGTCCTGCAGCCGCTCGACGCGGACGGCGGTGATCTCGAGCAGGATGCGACTGGCCCAGCGGGGCATGTGGATGGACGGGCGCCATGTCTCCACGTGCGGCACGTCGTCCCATGCAATTGTGTCGATCAGGTAGTCATTGCCTTTCGGATGGTCCCGCCCGATTGCGATATTCCCTCCCGCGCGGTATGCGATTACCGGGGTTCCGTCTTCTCTGTCGGTTTCCGCCCACGCCTCACGCACCCACAGTCGGTCGCCGGGCTTTCCAAACGGGCAATGTACGCGCTTCGTTTTGCTGCTTGGGATCGGCGATGCGATTGCCTGGATGTGCGGGCCATTGAAGTCCTGGCCAAAGTTTCTACCGTTCCAACAAAAGTTTCCTTGATCGTCGATGTACGGCTGAGGCTTCACAATTCGCCGCGTCTGCGTCTTCCGACCTTCGAGTATCGCGCGCACCATCGGCGCGCTGAACAGGATGGGGCGCTCTTTCATGCTGTCGCCACCCCCAGACTCGGCAACCGCCCCCGACGCCCGTAGCGCGACTTGGCCGCGCCGCTTGCGGTCTTGACCGCCGGCCGCTCGCTGCGAGCCATCTCGCCGGCTGCGATCCGGCGGGCGTACTCGCGCCGCTCGGCGGTCTGGCGCTCGATCTCGGCACGCAGATAATCCCGCAGGTGCTCAATGTGGAACACGTAGGCCTTCCCGATCTTGCCGGCGGGAAGGCTGCCGACATCGACAAGCTCTTCAAGTGTTTCCGGGCTGGTGTTGAGGTACTCTGCAGCCTCGGTCAGGGATAGGGTTTCCTTGATCATGGTGATTCCTTCTCGATCTCTTTCGCCCATTCGGCCACGATCAGCCCGGCGTCGACCAGCTCGGCGGCATGCTTTGACATCGGGCCGTCGGACAGGCCTGCGTAGTAGTCCATAGCGGCACCGACCTCGATCATCTCGGTGCTCAGGGTGCGCAGGCGTGTGATGATTTCGGTCCTGGTCATTGGGGCTCCAGGCGCATCGCCCGCAGGATGGCGCCGGGGTACTGCTGTGCGGCGCTGATCGATGCATGGTCCTGCTGTGGATACCACGTGATGATGCGGCCGTCCTCACTCATGACTGCCCACCCGTCCGGCGGCCGAGGCGCGAGCATCTTGATAAGGTGTGCTGCCTGGCTGGCGGCGTCGCTCAGGGCATTGTGGTGGGTGCCGATGCGCTCGATCGGCACGTCCCGGTGCATTGCCTTGACGGTGCGATAGCAGCGGTCGTTCCACCAGGACCAGGGGCAAGTTTGTCCGGCGCGCTGGTAGGCGCCGCGCAGGATCACGTTGTCGAAGCTGGCACCGTTGCCCCACACCTGCACACCTTCCTCGCAGGTGTTGCCGATCCATTCCGCGGTCTGATGGAGTGCGTCGGCGATGCGCAGGCCACCGGGGCGTGCGATCTCCTGCCGGGCTTCGGCCCCCTGCTGCAGCCACCAGGACACGGTGCCGGCATCGATGACCCCGCCGCCTTGGACTGAGGATTCCAGCGAGACGCGGTTGTAGTAGCCGGGTCCGAGTTCGCCGCCCTCGATGTCAAATGTAATGACGCCGATCGCAACGATCGCGGCGTCGGGGCCGTTGCCCATTGTCTCGAGGTCGAGCATCACGTTGCTGTAGATCTTGCTCATGCTTGGGCCTCCAGCATGTCGAGGGTGTTCGGGCAGCGGCATCCGGGCGGGTCGTCGGCGGGTTGTCCCTTTCCTCCGGCCGCAGCGCGGCCGCTGGTATTTGTCTTTGCCTTGGCTTTTCTCGCCGCGGTAGCGGCCTGTTTCTTGGGGTTTGCCATGGACTGACCGCCAGCCGGCGCAGCCTTTTCAGCGGCGGCCGTCTTCTCCTCGCCGCTACCTTCGCCTCCCTGCGGAGCTGTGGTAGGGGGTGGAGCAAGATTCGCAGTGGGGGCGTTACCCCGTTTCGGGCTCGATTTTGCCCGGACGGATTCAGGGTCGAGGCCCGCGCGCCGGACGGCATCCAGCAGGGGCTCTGGCGTCGAGATGTTCTCAAGATAGGTGGGGACATCCAGCGTGCCGACCAGCGACAGATCCAGCAGAAGCAAGACCAGTTGGCCTTCGCTCAATTCGCCAATCATTTCGGTCATGCGGCGGATGCGGCGGTAATCGTCGTCTTGATAAGACGAGTCGTCTTCCCGACGTTCCGGAACGTCGGGCACGTACATCCGGGCGAGCTTTTTGCAGGCGTCCGACCCGCGCGATGCCCAAAACTGGCGGGTGACCAGCGCGAGGTCTTCACGGGACAGGGTCGGCTTCTTCGACATGTTGATGGCCGTCCGGCTGGCCTGGTGATGTGCATCGAACAGCGCCCGGCGGAATGCCAGCTCTTGCTTCCGAGCCTTTTCCCGCGCCAGGTCTCTCGGATTGCGGGTGCTGTTGCTCACCTCGATCCCGACGGCCTTCAGCGCCTGGTTCAGATCCTTCCGCGCCACGGCCGGCACCAGCGCGCCAGAACGGACGTCCTCGATCATCACGACTGGCACGTCTTGCCCCTTGATGGCCTTCCTCGCCGTTGTTTCCTTGTCGCCGTAGTAGCTCTTGTGATCCAAGGCGACATACTCGTTGCCGATGCTGCCGCCGTAGATGCCGTGGGGCGCCAGCTTTCTCGCCGCTTCGCCGGTGATGACCCGATGCCCTTGTGCTTCCTTCGCCTTGGCCTGCTTCTGGATGTGTTCGGCCTTCTTGTCGGCGTAGCACTTCGGGTCCGTGCATACGTCTGCACCGACATCCGGGAAGAGCTCCGGGCTATTGCCGGCGCGCTTCGGACAATGGGTGCAGTCGCCAGCGGTGCTGACCAGGGCCGCATCCTTCACGGGAAATGGCGCTTTCTTCAGGTCGAGCATGTAGTGGTTCTGAACGAACTGCGCTGCCGCACGGTAGGACAGCGGGCCGTTCCACCCGTCGAGAATCCTGTCGGCAGCTTCTTCCTGGAGTGCCGGCACGGGGATGCGGGCGATCAGCAGTGCGCGGCTGGCATCCAGATCGCCGGCACGGTAGCGCTCGCGCACCGTCTCGCACAGCGCGGTCAGCTTCAGCCGGCCATAGATGTAGGCGCGGCTCTTGCCGACCTTCTCGGCGAGCTGGTCGGCCGTGTAGCCGTGGTCGCGCATCATGAGCTGGTAGCCCTCGGCTTCTTCCAGCTCGGTCACGTCGCGGCGCTGCAGGTTCTCAACGATCTGCGCCTCGAGCACCTGGCGGGTGTTCAGCGGCCGCACCAGGGCGGGGATGCTGTCCAGGCCGGCGAGCTGTGCGGCCCGGTACCGCCGCTCGCCCGCCACGATTTCATAGGCGGGGCGGTCGGCGCGGCCGTCGGGTGCGGGGTAGTCGTCCGGCCACAGCCGCACCAGGATCGGCTGCATCACGCCTTGCTCGCGGATCGATGCGGCCAGGTCGTCGAGGTCGGCGAAGGTCTTGCGCGGGTTGGTTGGGCTGGGTGCGAGCCGCTGCAGCGCGATCTCGGCGAACGGCGAAAGCGTCTGTTCCATGGTACTCACCTCATCACGTGGCGCGTCACGGTGGCGCCCGGGGCCTGGGTCACGGTCTTGGTGCCATGTGCTGTGGGACTCGTCGTGGCGGCGCCCGGCAACATGGCATCATCACGCTCGGCCAGCGCAGTGGGTTCTTCAGGTGCGGGGAGGGCGCCCATAAAACCGGTGCCGCGGCCGCGCGTGATACGCATGTGCTCCAGCTCGACCTTGGCGGTGTTGATGATCGTCTGCGAGATTTCGCCCACGGCCTTGGCCCGGTCGACGGGCATGGGGTTCTCCGGGTCGTTGAGGCGCTGCAGGGTGTCGAACAAGACCGAGCGCAGGGCGGTGATGTCATTGTTCATGGCTGCTCCTTTCGAGGTAGGTGAGTTTTCGGGAGAGTTGCCGTTTCAGATCCACGACTTGCTTCAGATCGGGCGGCAGGCGGTGCACGGTGTTGCGCCGCATCAGTTCGGCGCGGGTGATCAGCTCGAGATTGTTGATGTCGAGGTTCAGGCGGTCGCCATCGCGGAAGACCAGCGCATGGCCGGCCGGCACGGCGCCGCCGTGCATGCGCCACACCAGGTGATGGATGTGGGCGTAGTCGCGGCGGGTGCATCCGGTGTCGGCGGTCTTGCGCTGCAGATAGCCGTCCTTGGTGACACGGGTGTGGCCGATCGGGTGCCAGGTGTGGGGGCGGTTCCCTTTCTTGAATCGGGTCTGTGCTGATTTGCCGCCCGCCGTGTAGCGGACACCCTTGTTCCATGGCTGTTGTCCTGCCAGAAAGCGGCCGCTGTTGGTGCCCTTGCGCAAGCCCAGGGCTGTGATGCGATTCCTGACTGCGCTACGCGTGCGCCCCAGGTGCCGAGCCACTACGCTGGCCGACAGCTCGGTGTAGAGGCGGCGCAGCGCATCATCGTCGGCTGTGGTCCAGGGGCGCGTTTTCATTGGAAGTTGGCCGCCTTGCACACCAGGCTGCGGATGCCCTGGGGACTGTTGCGCTTGCCGATGAACACGTTGCGCGGGGTGCTCTCGCGGTAGAGCAAGTAAGCGGTGGTGCCGCGCTGGTCGCGACGCTCGACCACGAACAGGCCGTGGTCCTTCGCGATCACCTTGGCTTCCTTCAATTGCTGAAGAGCGGAATGCTGGCGAGTCATCGTGTGGCTCCGGTGTGGGCGAACATCGCCCGGTATGAAGAAAGCGATTCGCTGTAGTCACGGGCGCCAGACTCATGGCGGCGCAGGCGCTGTAGGTAGCGGTAGCGGATGTAGCGGCCGGCGGAGACATGGGCGGGCCAGGCGACATAGCCGAGGAAGGGCACGCCCGCTGCGACGGGGGCCAGGCGGATCTTGTGCGGGTGGATCGTCAGGCCTTCTTCGGCCAGGCGCTGGGTGATCTCGCGGTCGATGTGCCGCAGTTCGTCCGCGGTGTCGGCGATGATCACCAGGTCGTCCACGAACCGGATGTAGCGCTTCACGCCCAGATCCTGTTTGACCCAGTGGTCGAAGTCGCTCAGGAAGATATTGGCCAGTAGCTGGGACGGGAGGTTGCCGGGAGGCATCCCCTTGTCGACGGTGCTGCGGTAGGCGCCGCCGGCCGGAAACAGCTCGTCATAGCGGCCGTCGGTGCGCCACGAATCGATGAGGTCGACGATCAGCCGGCGGATGTCCTGGTCGCCGATGTAGCGCAAGGCGCGTGCCTTCAGCGGGCTGTGCGGGACGGCGTAGAAGTACTTCGAGATGTCGAGCTGCAGGACGAAGCGGGCCGAGGGCGATCGGCAGAAGTTCGCCAGTCGCCGGACGGCTGCATGCGTGCCTCGTCCGGGAAGGTTGCCGTAGGTGTCGGCAATGAACCGTGGCATCCAGATCGACAGCAGATAGTCGTACAGCATCCAGTGCACGATCCGGTCCTTCATGGGGGCATCGACCACGTCGCGGAATTTCTTCTCCTTGACGGTGAATGAGCGGTAGGGGCCGAAGGCATAGGCGCGGCTGCGGAGCTGGTCCTGGATCGTCTTCAGGTACCGCAGCGGATCCTCGCCGAAGCGCTGAATACGGGCGCTGCCGCCCTTGTTGCGGCGGGCCTTGAGCCAGCACTGAAACAGATGGGGCAAGGCGGTGAGCTGCAGGAAGTGGCTGCCACGTTCCGCCGCAGCGCCCGTGGGCCACGCGGCGGTTCCTGGCTGGGCGTCCATGCGCCGTGCTTTCGGGGCGGCTGCCCCCGGAGACTCTCGACCAAGAGTTGGCCTCCCGTGGGCATGCCCATCGTTCAGGCGGTATTGCCTTGGGTCAGCGGAAGCCGATGTTGTCCCACTCGTTGCTCGGCCAGTCGTTGTTGAGGTTGAACGCGCCGGCATTGCGCTCCGAGTTCCAGCTGCCCCCGCGGATGAGGGCATTGCCGGACCTTCCAGAAAGTCCCCGATGTCGATCATGGCGCGCTCCGGGCGGCACGGAGAAGTCCGCCGACCAGGCGGCCAAGCTCGACGGCTAAGCCGGCTCGATGCTCGAAGTTGAGCTTGAGGTGGCTTAGCCGCGGGGTCTGGCTCAAGTAGTGCTTGATGAGGTCGATGTCGGCGGACAGCGCGCACAGCAATGCGGGCTTGTCGTCGGCCAGGCCATAGGCCATGGTGCCGTGGACGATACGGGCCATGCAGGCACGCAAGGGTTCGCCGAACACCGTGCGGATGTCGCGCGGCATCTTCAGAACGTCCTGCAGCAGCAGGGTGTCCAGGTCCTGGGCACGCGCCTTCAGCATGAACCCGGTGTTCTCCGGATTGGTCAGCATCTGCTTGGCAGCGGCTTTGTTCAGTTCGCCACGCTGGCGCAGTTCGACAATGACGTCCTGCAGGATCTGGTCGGACACGGCGTCGAGCACGTCTGCATTGGCTGTCGGCTGGCTGGAGACATAGATCGTGCGGCCGGTGGCCTGGGTGCCGAGCGCGACGGCATAGGGGATGCCGATTTGCGACACGATCGGCCACAGCCGCCGCTTGAAGTTGCCCGCGGGAAACCCGACACGCAGGTGCGGGTCTGCCGCGGTACCGACCAGCTTGAGCTGGTAGCGTTTGAGCGTGCTCAGGGCGTAGGCCGTGCGGTCGTAGCCGTGCAGGAACGTGCCTGCCTGCACCAGGATGAGGTGCCCCGGATACCGGGCTTCGAGCTTGCGCGCGATCTCTGCTGTCGGGTCGGCCTGGCCGAGGCCTGCGTCCACGCCCTTGAAGGCGCGCAGCGAGAATTCGGTCAGTTCGTCGGTGGTGGGAGTGTGTTCAGTCATGGTGCTTTCCCGGTGCGCCCTGGTCACCGCTACCGCGATGCCCAGGGACAGGAGGCCAGTGTCCAGATACCGTCAGCGGGTGCAGCGGAAGCCGACGCTGCCCCACTCGTCGCTCGGCCAGTGGTAGTTGAGGCCGAACGCGCCGGCACAGCGCCCCGAGCGCCAGCAGCCCCCGCGGATGAGGGCATCGCCGGACCAGTCGCCGCCGGGCTCGGGGCGCCAGCCCATGCCCTTCTCCATCGACGGGAAGGGCGCCTGCAGCGAGATGGAATCCGTAGCGAAGGGGCGCGCGATGAGGCCGTCGGCGTCGCCCTGAACGTCGTCGTGGATCCACGTGAAGGCGTTGCCGGCCACGTCGAACACCCGCTCGCCATTCGAAAGGACGAACCAGCGGCGCTCGTCGGGATCCGGCGATTCGTAGGTACCCGGCTGGGCGCTGTTCACGCTCCATTTGTGCAGGCCCTGGTGGAGCGCACCTGCACCGACCGCCCCGCCGGTCCAGTTCTCCGGCTGTTGGGCGACGTTCCAGGCCAGCGCCAGGGCCTGGCGCTCGGTGATCAATGCGAAGCTGGCATCCCGGCAGGCCTGCACGGCATCGCGGTAGTTGATTTCCACCCAAGGGGCGGCATCGGCGGTGACTTGGGCGCGGCCGTCTGCGCTGCGGCTGCAGAGGTAGCGGCCGACCTGGAAGGCAGGGACGATGCTGCCGTCGGGGAGGGTGGTATCAGGGACGATGGCGAAGGGTGTGGGTGCAGACGTCTGCATGGTGGGCTCCAGGTGGAGTGGAGAGGGGGGGGCGTGCTGCTCCTGTTCGGCAACAGCGAGTCCTCGGGAGAAAACGGTGTCGATGAAGGCGTGTTCGTCGAATGCCTGGGCCTGGTCGCGTTGCTTGGCGAGCAACAGTTCCAGGCGGCTGGCTTGGGCCGGGGTGAGGTATGCGGTAACGGGCACCATGTCGCCGTCCGGCTGAACAAGGGGGGCAGGAATCCAGCTCATTGCAAGCACACCAGGATGGCGAGGCCGACGACGGCGAGGACGATCAGGTAGCCGCGCCAGAAACGGGCAATCGCACGACGGGTCGTGGTATCCATGACCTTGCTCCCCATCAGGCCAGCAAGCTGGTCTTGGCCCGGTGCTCGACGGCGCGCCGGATTGCATCGGCACTGTCTGGCAAAGGGGGCAGGCCTGCGCGCGCCCGCAACTGGTCGACGCGGGCGCGCTGGTCGGCGATGACGATGGGCGCCCGCGCTTCCAGGAACGCCAGGTCAGCCTCGGCGGCCTGCAGGCGCAAGCGGCGCGCTGCGTTGATCAAACGGGTGATGGCGGTCATTGCGGTAGGCCTCCGGTCAAGTCGAGGGTGATGCGGCGGATGCCGCAGGCGTTGAGAAAAGCGACGGCGCGGCCGACGTTGGGGAACAGGCGGAACTGCCCGCTGGTGGAATGGAGCCAGCGCGGACGGTCTGCCGGGCCGACGGCCACGGCGTAGCCCTGCGGGCTTGCAACGAGGGTGATGGGCGTGCCGTCGGGCACGTGTCCTAGCGCCGGGGGCGTGATGGCGGTCCGGGCGTCCATGTCAGGCGCGCTCCACCGTTGTGGCGGTGGCGATGGCCGCCCGCAGCTTGCCGAGCGCCACTGCCTCGGGGTCGGTGCTGCTGGCAAGCCAGCCCTGGCGCGCCAGTACCGCCTCGGCCGCCCGGGCGGCATCGAGCAACTGCGGCGCGGCGGCGATCAGCGCCAGGTTGGCGTTGATCTCGGCATTGGTTTGATCGCGGTCAGAAAACGCGAAGCCCCAGCCCATGTGCTCGACATCCAGAATGGTGTGAACCGCGTACTGCCTGGGGTCCGGATCGGCCGGCTGCAGGCTGTAGTCGTTCCATTGCCAGGGGCCCGGGGTGTGTCCAGGCGTGTGCACTGCTTGGGTTTCCATGTGACGCCTCGCTGTGTTGTGCGGGGTCACTGCTGACGCAGCGACCCGAGACCAGGGATCAGGCACCAATGGGGAGGGTGCAGCGGAAGCCGATGCAGCCCCACTCGTTGCTCGGCCAGTCGACGCTGAGGTAGAACGCGCCGGCATTGCGCCCCGAGTTCCAGCTGCCCCCGCGGATGAGGGCACTGCCGGACCAGTTGGCGCCGACGGTGGGGCGCCAGCCCATGCCCTTCTCGAGGCTGGGGTGGGGCGCTTGCAGGGAGATCGAATCGGGCGCGAACGGGCGGGCGACAAGTCCCTCGGCGTCGCCCTGGACGTCATCGAAGATCCAGGCGAACGCGTTGCCGGCCACGTCGAAAATCCGCTGGCCGTTGCTGAGCTGATGCCAGCGCCGTTCGTCCGGATCGTCGGACTGGTAGTCCGGTCCCTGGGCGCAATCCACGTTGCCCTTGTGCAGGCCCTGGTAGAGCCGGCCTTCGCCGACCTTGCCGCCGGTCCAGTTGATGTCCTGTGCGGCGATGTCGAAGGCGATGGCCAGCGCCTGGCGCTCGGTCAGCAGCTTGGTGCCGGCGCGCTCGCACGCGGCGATGGCATCGCGGTGGCTCACTTCCACCCAGGGCGTGCCGTCCGCGCGCTTGCTGCACAGGTACTGCCCGACCTTGAAGCTCGGCACGATGCTGCCGTCCGGCAAGGTGGTTTCCGGCATGGTCACGAATTCACCGAGCACGATGGGGTCCGCGATCAGCGTGCGCAGGTCGCGGGCGAGCAGGGGGTAATCGTCCTCGCAGGAGTCGATATAGGTCCGCACCGCTTCTTTGGCGTGCGCGTCGTGGTCCAGATCGAGCACGAAGTAACGTGCGCCGTGGCGGTCGCCGCCGGGGGCGTCCCGACCGTCGAGGCGGCTGACAGAGAACTTGTTGAGCAGGCCCTGCTCGGTGGCGGGGTGCGGGGTGTGTGCAGACGTCTGCATTGCGGTCTCCAAGAGTGGAGGCCCGCCTACCGGCGGGCCGGTAGGGTTAAGCGGTCTGGAACACGAAGGACGAAGCGCGGTAGCCGTATTGGCGGGCTGCGTATTCCAGCCCCTTGGCGATGATGAGCGCGTACTGCTTGACCATCTCGGCCGAGGGCTTGCCGTTGCCGCTGTAGCGCTTGGTGTCGCGCTGGATCAGGCGGACGAAGCAGTCGGCGCCGATGGTGCCCTTTTCCGGCGTGACGACACCCAGCTTCAGCGGGCGGCCGCAGTGCTCGCAGTTGCAGTCGCGGGTGTAGCCGGTGATTGAGAGGGTGTTCATGTTGGCTCCATCTCCTGAGCGCCGGCCCGGTGGGCGCGGTGCGGTGGGGTGCGGTGGGGTGCGGTGGGGTGTTGGTGTAATTATCACGATCGCGATTGGTGATGTCAATCGCTATCGTGATAATTTTCGGCGACATGGCTCAGACGCAAGAAAGCCCGCACTCAGCGGGCTTGCATTTTTATATAAATACTTAGATAATCTAGTGCATGAAAACACTGCGCTTCGTCGGTTCGAGCCTGGACGATCTGAAGAATTTTCCGGCAGAGGCTCGCCGGGATGCAGGCTTCGAGCTGGATGCGGTGCAGCGCGGGCTGATGCCCTCCGACTTCAAGCCGATGCTGGCGGTCGGGCCGGGGGCTTACGAAATCCGGGTGCGGGTGCTGGGTGAATGGCGGGTCATCTACGTCGCCAAGTTCGAGCGTGCGGTGTATGTGTTGCACGCCTTCCAGAAGAAAACCCAGAAAACGCGCAAGGAAGACATCGAACTTGCGGCGCGCCGTTACAGGCAGATCGAGGAGTAAAACATGCAGACCGAATCCGTCGTCGAGTCCTCGGGCAACGTGTTTGCCGATCTTGGTTTCTCACCCGAAGAGGCAACGCTGCTGGCAATGCGTGCCGAGTTGATGGCGCACCTGCGAGAAACCATCGCCCGCGAGGGCTGGACTCAGGCGCAGGCGGCGCAGCGGCTGGGAGTGGGGCAGTCCAGGGTGTCAGACTTGGTGCGTGGCAAGTACGACAAGTTCAGCCTGGATATGCTGGTGACGCTTTCTACCCGCGCCGGGGGGCGTGTGGAATTGGCGGTCGGCTGATTGGCTGTATCTCGTCCGCCCATGTCCGCAGGCCTATGCGGCCAGCAAGCTACCATTGACGGGGAGTTTGAGTGACTCGATCTGAGGGGGGGGATTCAGGCGAGGGTCGAGGATCAGCAACTCGCAGCCGACGCGCTTGACTTGGGCCGAGTAGTTCAACTGGCTGCTGTAAAGAGGGTAGCGTGCGTACAGTTCGCGTATCTCCGGCGTGTCGTCATAGGTCACGATCCACCGCCGCTCGATTGAATGAACAGCCTTTGCCAGCACTGCATGATCGTCTTTCTGGTAGGCATTGGTGTAAAGCTCCTGCCCTTTGTTGAAGTAGGGCGGGTCCAGATTGACCAGTGTGTTTTTCCCCGTTTCTGGCAAGACTGTGCTGATGAACTCGACCGCATCGAGCTTTGACAGGCCGATGCGTTGCCGGTTGGCAGCGATACGCTTTATCTTGCGGATCAGGTCCTTTCTGTTGAAGCGGCAATCCAGTTTGTAGTTGCCATCCTGCTTCAGTCCGCCGATGACGCCTGCCTTCAGAATGCCGGAGCGGTTGGTTCGGTTCAGAAACAGTGTCGAAAACCCTCGGGCGAGTAGGTCATGCCCGGATGTTAAATGGATTTCCCGCTGGCGGTGCCACTCGTCCATGTCTACCTTGACGGTTTCGACCAAGGTGCATAACTCTTCGCTCTGGTTCAGCACCGAATGCCAAAAAGCATAGATGGATTCGTCGAAATCGTTCAGATGGATGCGATGGACGTAGCCGTTCAGCAATAGCGTCATGGCAATGCCGGCGCCGCCGGCAAAGGGCTCTGCGTACTCGCCATAGAACAGGCCATTGCTGCGCAGAACCTCGACGATCAAAGGGGCAAGTTGGGACTTGCCGCCAGGGTAGCGGAGGGGAGTGTCGGTGGTAGGCATGGCCGGATGCTACTTCTTGTCAGTGCGTTTGGCCAGCCCCTTACTCGATCTCCTTGAGGACGTGCCTGATCACCTCTTCAAGGGAGTCCCACATCCGTATTGCATTTTCTCTGGTCGGAATTGCCCCGCCATGCACGAAATGACCGATAGTGTCAGGTGAGTAACGGTTGTCCTTCTCACTTGCTATTGTGCGTAGAAACTTTAGCTTGCCTTCAGTTAACCCGTCTGTCTGCAGGATGTCCGCCATCGATGTGAGTTTGGCGTGCAATGCTTGTGGATTCTTCCCGCCGCGCTTGGTGAGGAAGAGTACGGTCATCCGCTCAATGACTGCGCGAAGCAGATAAGTGGCCGCAAAGCTGAACGTGCCAGCATGCAGCTCGCGAAGCTCGTCGTACAGGCGCTTGAGGATGGGGTCGTTTATTCTGGCGCCGAATGCCTTGGGAATGACGATATCGCGATCATCCGGGCTTTTGTTGTTACGCCGGCGGGTCCCGCGCTCTTCAGCCTGCGATGGCGCTGGTTCCGGGGCCGCATTCAGGTCATTTGGTTTTTGCCCACGCGTTATGGGGGCTTCACCTTCTGCGCGTAGCTTCTCAGCATAAGCTTTCCTCTCGTCGGCGTCCGTTCTTGAGTGAACGCCAGACTCAGGGTTAAGCGCATCGGTCAAGAAGCGTGTCACGGCACGGTCGAACTCTCTTTGGGGAACGGTGATCGTCAGCGTCTTGTTGTCCTGCAGCCCTAGAGTGTCTCGAAACACAGGGTTGCTCAGAAATCGGGTAACGGTGGTAACGCTGATTTTCGCCAGTTCTTGTGGCGTCAGCAGGTTATAACGCCGGGCATAGTCGATGAGCTGGGTCGCCTGGATGTTAGGGTTCTTCGGTTTGTCGCCGCTGGCATTGAACCGGGCCTTCTGCTGAGAATTCCATTGTCGCGTGCCAACACCATCTTGCTCCCCCTCGTGCCGTAGTGACATCCAGGGGCGTACTTCCTGAGAAGAACGAAAAATAACAACTTCAAGGGTATTGAGCCTGCCAACCTGATTGGACAAGTCGCGGAAGTATTTCTTGTTGGCTTCAGTGTCTGCTTTGTCCGGGTCAGCGAGCAACTTGAGGGCGCACAGGCGTCGATTTCCCTCCGCGCTGACATATGCACCGGTAATCGTCGGGTGTGGAACGACACCCATTCGCTCCAATGGGCTGGTTCCACCGGCGGCAGCGATGTTGCGCGCCAACTGCTTGACGGATTCGTGCTTGATGAGGTGGGCAATGATCTCCGGCTCTGAAGCGATGGGCTCATGGCGCGGGTTGTTGTTGTCCAGGTAGATCTGGTCGATTGCGATGGTACCTACTTTGTACGTCATTCATTCCCCCTCGGCATCAAGGCATCGCCTCTACAGGCGGGCATGTTCTGATGCTCTTATTCTATGGTGATATTTTTTTGTCAACCCGGTAGCTTGTCACGAACCCACACCAGCCAGTGCTGACGGGTGGCCGTTCAGCCCTTCCTCAGCGTCCACCATGCCATGACCTTGCCGCACACCGTGATGGTGTCGGTGGCGTGGGCGAGCGGGTAGCGTTCTTCGTCAGGGAATTCTGTGGTGTTGTCACTGCGGATGATGACGGTTCCGTCGGCCTGCATCATCACCTTCTTGAGCAGTAGCCGGCCGGCAACGTCGATGACGTAGATGCCCGGTGCGTCGAAGTGCCTGTGGCCGACATCGACGAAGACCAGGTCGCGATCCTGGATGGTGGGCACCATGCTGCGGCCGACGGCGGTGAGCACTTTGATCCGACCGGGGTTGGCGCTGCCGACTTCCTCGCGGATCCACGCTTCGAGCACGTCGAGGTGCCGTACCACGTGAACGGGTTCCTCCACGACCGCGCCGGCGCCCATCTGCGGGGTAGGGGAGAGATGCTCCAGGCGCACGTAGCCGTCGGCGGGCAGCGGCCCTGCCTCGAGCACAGGGCGGGGCTCGGGCAGGTCGCCGGGATAGCGCGGGCCTCTGCCCTCGGCAAGCCAGAGGGCGTTGACGCCGAGAGCCGTGGCAAGGGCAGGGGTGTGCGACGAATTCTTTCGGTGGCCTGATTCTAGGCTACCGACGATCGACTGATTTTTCAGTCCGGCCGCTTTGGCTAACTCTGCCTGAGTCAAATGGGCTTCTGTTCTGGCGGCTACAAGACGAGTGGCTAATGATTTCATATCGCAATTGTGATTATTTAGATTATCGCGATGGCGCTTGACTGAAAGAATCGCGATGGTGATAATCGGCCATGGACTGGAAAGCACTCATCCTCGATCTGGGCCGGGCAGGGGTGACGCAAGCCGAAATCGGGCGGGCGGTCGGACTGTCGCAGCCCGCCGTTTCAGACTTGGCGCGCGGCCGCACGACCACGATGCAGTGGGAAGCCGGTGAGGCACTGATCAGGCTGCATGGTCAACGCGGCACAACCCCACATGTAGAACAGGAGACCGCCTGACATGACCACCGTCATTCATGGTCCGCAAGGTTGCGGGAAAACCTTCCACGCCCAGGCGCTGGCCCGCCATTTCGGATGCGCGCGCATCGTCGATGACTGGGACGGGAAGACGGCCCTCCAGCCGGGCGATCTGGCGCTGACCAACATGCCGGCGTGCCAGTTGTCGGCCATCAATGATGTGCATGTGATGTCGTTCGGTGTGGCGATCTGCCGGGCAGGCGCGGCGCAGACGGTGTTCCTGTCCGAGGAGTGTCAGCCGGTGGCGCTGGCAGAAGCTCCAAAGACTGCCCGCCTGGATACGACAACCTACTGCGGAGACGGCTACGACCGGGCGGGGTGCCGTGCCGCCATCGATGTGACGCAGGATCTTTCGTGCTACCCCGAGGCGCGGGTGCACGGGATGTCCCAAGGCATCCTCGCCGGCCACGATCACGTGAAGGTCTCCTTCGCCCTGGAGGGCGGAAAGGTAGTCCGTATGCGCTTTGCGCCGGATGAGCTGCGCTACCTCGCGTTCTACGTCACCGCCACCTGCATGGGGCTGCCCGGACAGCAGTTCGAGGCCTTGATCGATGGCATTCATCCGCCCCTGCACCAGTCCCAGTCCGCCAGATCGGCCGACATCCCGAGCGATTGCGGCGAGCCGGCCGCAGGGGAGTCCGTATAACCGTCTGCGAGCGCATCTAGCGCCTCGTCCGGAGTTCGGAAGAGTCCGCCAAGGTGCTCGCCTTCGAACGTTGGCAGCCATCCCTTTGGTGTTTGCACGATGCGAAAGATGCCGGCAGACGTTTCGAACTGGTAGTACCAGCTCATGGTGCGCTCCTGTGGTGAAGATGATGTGGTGTAGGAGCCTTGATTCTAACCGCATGGAGCGTGCCTCCCTTTCAACCGTGTGCAGGGCTCCATCGTATGGGGGCGCTGCCGTTCAACGCAGGTTCGATACGTAATGGCCAAGTCCAGGGAGGACGGGGCGCTGTCGCACAGCGAGCGCCTCAAGATCGAGTACGCGCCGGTGGTCCGGGCGCTCTATGTATGCATGCAGCGATTCTGCACGCCGGGCATCGAGTCCGGCGTGGCCGAGGTGGCCGAGCTGATCGGCCGCAATGAAGGCACGCTGCGCAACCAGTTCGGGCCGTCCAAGTACGACCACGCACCCACGGTGCATGCCTTCCTGCAGGTGATCGAGGCGCTCGGCCCCGGTGCGCGCCAGGCCGTGGCGGAGATTGCGGACCTGGCCGAATGCGTGACGATTCCACGGTCGCCCAGGGCGGCCCATGTCGGGGCGCCGGCTGGGGTAGGGGAGGCGTTCTCCGCGTTTCCGCCGATGGTGGAGCGCAGCCTGCGCGCCACGATTGCCCGTCTGCAGGCTGGCAAGACGCTGAGCGTCACCGAGCGTACCGAGGCACGCGACGCGCTCTTCGATCTGGTGGCCTATGCCACCTATCTCATCAGCCGAGTTCGATAACCATGGCCGATACCGCAGACCTTGCCGCTGAGCGAGAGCAACTCGACACCGCTCGTGCTATCGAGGCAGCCCGCCGCCGTTCTCCTGGCGCGCCGGTTCCATGTGGGCAGTGCTACAACTGCGATGAACCTTTGGTGGAGGGGCTTACGTTCTGTGACGCCGACTGCCGCGACGACTGGCAACTGCGCAAGCGTATGCAGGAGATGGCATGACGCCTCGGCCCAGTTTCCCCCGCTCCCCTTTGGGCGGAGCTACGGCGATGTCGCGGTTCTGTTTCAGTTGCCCCGCCTGGCCCTGCGGTGATGCGAATGATTCCTGCCAGGGCGGGGGCCCCTGGGGAATTCGGGATGCACAAGGGGGCGGAGAGCTCGAAGTTAGGGTAGGTAGCGGGGGCGGAAGTTACTGAAATGGCCTCCAACTACGATGACGTCGTCTGCCAGTTGGAGTCGGTCGGCCTGATCTTCGACAGCCTGGTGGTGGGCAAGCTCGCCCGCTGCAAGGTCGAGGGGGAGGGCGAGAAGCGCGGCTGGTATTCGCTGCACGAGATCACGCTAGACGGTGGTGACCAGGTGCTGGTCGGCAGCTATGGCGTCTGGTACGGCGACGACAACGGCCACCGCAAGATCGAACTGCGCCGGCGCACGCTGACCGACGAGCAGAAGGCCGCGCTGCGTGCCCGGCTGAAGGAAGACCGCAAGCGCGCCGAAGGCCTGCGCCTGGCCCAGGCCGAGGCCGCCTCGGCGAAGGCCGAACGCAAGTGGGGCGAACTGAGCCCGAGCGGCGAGCATGATTACCTGACCCGCAAGGGCGTGGGCGCGCACGGCGTACGCTTCGCGCCCGAGGGCACGCGCATCGACTTCGAGGCGGCCGACGGCAAGATCCACGAAGTGGACGTGGCCGGCGCCTTGGGCGTGCCGATGTGCGACACGGCCGGCCGGGTGTGGGGGCTGCAGTTCATATTGTCGCGCGAGCACTCGGCCGAGCGCATCCAGCGCCTCGGCCGCGACAAGGAATACTGGCCGCAGGGCCTCGACAAGATCGGCAAGTTCCACTGGCTGGGCGGCGTGCCGGAAACGGTGGTCCTGGTCGCCGAAGGCTATGCCACCGGTGCCAGCGTGCATGCCGCGACCGGCTTGCCGGTGGCTATCGCCTTCGACGCCAACAACCTGGGCCGTGTCGCCCAGGCCATCCACAAGAAGTACAAACGTGTGCGCATCGGCTTCCTGGCCGATGACGACGCCTTCGCCAAGTGCCGCGAGCGGTCCTGCCAGGCGCGCCTGGTGGTGGCCGATTCGCCGAACTGCCCGGCCTGCGGGCAGATGCACGGGCGGCAGAACACCGGCGTGGCCGCGGCCGACACCGCCTCGCTGGCGGTCAATGGCTTCGTGCTGGCGCCGCGCTTCGCCGACGAAGCGGCGCGGCGGGCCGCCTGGTTAGAGCACGCCCAGAAACTTACGGACTGGAACGACCTGCACGCCCGTGCCGGCCTGGCGGTAGTTCGTTCGCAGATCGAGGAAGGGCTCGCCGCAGTGGGGCTCACCTCCGCCCCGGCACGCCGCGCGGCGGCACCACCCAGGGGGGAGGGGGGAAGGGGCTCTGCCGCCCCGGTCGAAATCCGGCCGGTTTCCTCGCTGTCCGAACTGCTCGAACGCTTCGTCATCATCTACGGCGAGGGCGACGTGGTCTTCGACCGCGAGCTGCACAAGCTCGTGAAGCTCAAGGACGTGCAGAACCTCACCCTCAGCCGCGAGGTGTACGCGCGCTGGACCGAGTCCGCCGACAAGCAGTTCGCCATGCTGAACAATGTCGGCTTCGACCCGACCGGCCGCGACACCATGGTCACCTGCAACGTCTACGCCGGCTGGCCGACGGCGCCGAAGCCCGGCTCGTGCGAACTGCTGCTCGAACTGCTGTGGTACCTGTGCAGCGGCGAGCGCAACGCGGAAGAGGTGTATGGGTGGCTGCTGAAGTGGCTGGCCTACCCTATCCAGCATCCAGGCGCCAAGATGGCCTCGGCCGTGGTCATCCACGGCAAGCAGGGCACCGGCAAGACCATGTTCTTCAAGGCCATCACGCGCATCTACGGCATCTACGGCCTCACCATCAACCAGTCCGCGGTCGAGAACCCACGCAACACCTGGCTGGCCAGCCGGCTGTTCGTGCTGGCCGAAGAGGTCATCGCGCGCAAGGAACTGCACCACGTCAAGAATGCGCTCAAGGATCTGATCACCGGCGACACCGTGTATGTCGACCCAAAGTTCGTCAATCCATACCCCGAGCGCAACCACGTCAACATCGCCTTCCTGTCCAACGAAACCCAGCCGGTGATTCTGGAGGATGACGATCGCCGGCATCTGATCGTCTGGACCCCCGAAGCGCCCCAGTCCGAGACTTTCTACCGCATGGTGGAAGAGGAGATCGAGGCCGGCGGCATCGCTGCCTTGCACGACCACCTGCTCAACCTTCCCCTGGGGGACTTCCACAGGCACACCCGGCCGCCGATGACCCGGTCAAAGGAAGACCTGATCGGCCTCTCGCTCGACAGCACGACCCGGTTCTGGCGCGCGCTGGTGCAGGGTGAAATCGAGGGAGTACGGCCCAAGACGATCGCACTCAGCACCGACCTCTACAAGCTCTACGCCTATTGGTGCAGCCAGATCGGCGTGCATGCCGCGCCCATGCCCAAGTTGATCAACACGCTGGAGAAGAAGCACGGCATGAAGGTTGCGCGCAAGCGGTGGTCGGATGACTACAAGACGCATGGCCCCCACGGCGTCTGCATGATTCCCGAGCACCAGCCCGGCGGCGGCACCGTCACGGTGATCGAGCCCGAGCGCCCGCCGGACATGCAGGAACCGGCCTGGATTGGCCGCCATGTCGAGGCCTTCCGCGCCGCAGTTCTCGACTACAAAGGGGGTGGCCATGTATGACTCGCCCCGGTCTGTGCGGCATGTGCGGCAAGCCGTGCGGCATCCTGTGCGGCATGAAACCCGCGCCGCTGCTGGGCTGTGCGGTATGTGCGGCATCTTCGCGCGCCCGCTTACGTGCAAAACGTTTGTCAAGAAGCGCGCACGCGCATTGCCCCACATGCGCGCAGGTATGCCGCACATACCGCACATACCGCACACCCGCCTATTTACGCGGGTTCGGGCGGGTTTCATGCCGCACACCCCATCCGCACATACCGCACACACCTTTGTTCACCCGCTGTTCTGGAAAAAAGGGGAAGAAGTGGAAGAAGGAATCGAAGGGAAGGGCGTGATGCAGTGCGGTCAGCAGAACGTGGCCGAATTCAATGCCCGGCTCCGCGCCGAGTTGCCGGAGTTCTACGCCCTGGCCAAGGCCTTTCACTCCCTCGGCATGATTGACGGTCTGCGCGGGGCCCGCATCGGCCCGGCGGGCAGTCTGGGCAATGACGGGGTGGTGCCGGAACTCTCGAACGCGGCGGAAGAGCGGCTCAAGACGAAACGCCTGGCGCAGGAGGGAAGGAAATGACCTATCCTGCAACCGCCACCTTCAAGGCCTTCGCCGAAATCATCGGCTGCCGGCCCAGCTACGTCACCGAGCTGCGAAAGTCCGGCCGCCTGGTGCTCACCGACGACGGCCGCGCCGTGCGCGTGGCCGAATCCATCGCCCGTATCGAAGCCACCCGCGACCCATCTCGCGCCGGCGTGGCCGAGCGGCACGCCGCGCAGCGCGGCGCCCCGCTGGCCACCGGTGCCGACGATGTGCCGGGCGGTGAGGGCGATGTCCCGCCGGAAGTCGACACCGAAGGCAATCCCGACTACCAGCTCTGGAAAGCCCGCCGTGAGCGCGCCGCGGCGCTGCGCGAAGAAATGCGCCTCGCCGAAGAGGCCAGGGAATACCTGCGCCGCGGTGACGCGGCCGCCATCGTCGCCGAGGCCTTCGTCATGCTCCGCGCCGGGCTCGAAGCCATGCCCGACAACCTGGCGCCCGTGGTCGCCGGCGAAAGCGACGAAGGTCGGGTGCGCGTGCTGCTGGCCGAGGAAATCGAAAGCATCCTCGGCAACTGCGCCGCCGAGCTGCGCAAGCTCGGCCAGGGGGAGGGCTGACGCATGGGCGCACCCGAGCAATTCACCCTGGACGAACTGATTCCGCAGGCAACCGTACTGTGCGACGTCATCGCGCGCGCCATCGAACCGCGCAAGGCGATCACCATGTCCGAATGGGCGGACGCCAAGCGCAGCCTCAGCAGCAAGAGCAGCCCCAAGCCCGGCCGCTGGCGCACCAACAACAACCCGCCGCTGCGCGAACCCATGGACTGCATGAGCGTGCGCAGCCCGGTGCAGGACATCGTGCTGATGTTCCCAATCCAGTTTGGTAAGAGCGAAGTGGAAACCAACGCCCTCGGCTACATCATGGACCAGGCCCCCGGCCCCGTCATGGTCGGCCTGCCGGGCGAGGTCTCCATGAACAAGTGGATCAACCAGAAGCTCAATCCGCTCATCGAAGAAACCGCCGCCGTCCGCGAATCCCTCACCAGCAACAACAGCCGCAACGCCGCCAACCAGAAAGAATTCAAGGATTTCGCCGGCGGCCAGCTCTACGTCGAACACGCCGGCACCGCCGCGCGCCTCAAGCAGACCACCGTCCGCTACCTGCTGGTCGACGAACTCACCGAGTTCGCCAACGCCCTGCGCACCGGCGACGACCCGCTCAAGATGCTCGAAGGCCGCACCTCCGCATTCCCCGACCGGTACAAACGTCTGTACGTCTCCACGCCCGGCGTAAAAGGTGCCTGCCGCATTTCGGAAATGTGGGAACGCTCCGACCAGCGCCTCTACCACGTCGACTGCCCCCACTGCGGCCACAGCCAGCCGCTGGAATGGGACGGCCTCATCTGGCCCCAGCACGCCACAGCCGAAACCCTCGACCGAGTCTGGTACGTCTGCCGCGACTGCGCCGCCATCATCGAAGAGCACCACAAAACCCAGATGCTGCGCGACGAAAAGGCCGGCGGCACTGCGCGCTGGGTGCCCATGCGGCCAGGCCGGCGCATGCGCGGCTACCACATCAACTGCCTGTACTACCAGATCGGCATGGGCCCGCGTTGGCTCGACCTCGCCCGCATGTGGCTCGAAGCCCAGGGCGACCCCGCCGCGCTCAAGACCTTCACCAACGACCGCAAGGCCCTGCCGTGGGAAGACCGCAGCCTCAAGAACGTGCGCGCCAACCTCATCCAGGACCGCGCCGAACCCTACCCGCTGTTCTTCGCCCCCATGGGCGTCGTGTGGATCACCGCCGGCGTCGACACGCAGGATGATCGCCTGGAGGTGCAGATCGTCGGCTGGGCCAGGGGCCGCCGCGCCTTCATCCTGGGCTATGCCGTGCTCACCGGCGACCCGCAACACGAAGAGGTCTGGACCGAGCTCACCGACCTCATCAACCGCGGCATCCGCCACGCCTGCGGCCGCGTGCTGCCCATCAGCGCCACCGCCATCGACGGCCGCGGCCACCGCACCCAGGCGGTCAAGGACTACGCCCGCAAGGGCCTCATCCGCCGCCCCATGCCCATCTTCGGCGCCAAGGCCGCCAACGCCGTGCCGCTGTCAAAGCCCAAGATCGAAGACACCGACCACAAAGGCAAGGCCGACCACACCGGCAACGCGCTGCGCACCTGGACGGTCGGCACCATCGCCATCAAGCACACCCTGTATCGCCGCCTGGCCGCCGATGCTGAAGAGCAACAGGGCAGGGCGGACGATGCTCCGCTGGATCTCTCCCGCCGGTACTTCCGCTTCTCCGACCAGTTGCCGGACGGCTACTTCGCCGGCCTGGTCGCCGAGATCTTCGACCCCGCCAAGGGGCGCTACGTCAAACGCAAGGGCGCCGCCCGCAACGAACCGCTCGACACCCTGGTGTACGCCTGGGCCGCTACCCAGCACCCCGAGCTGCAGTTGGAGAAGAAATCCGCCAAGGACTGGGAAACCGACGAACAGCGCATCCTCAACGGTGCTCCCGCCTTGCCGGCGGACGGCGAACCGCCGGCCTCGCAGGCCTGCGCCATGCCGGCTCCGGCCGAAGTGCCCGTGCCGCCCGCTGCAGCCGTTGAACAAGCCGTCGAATCATCGCTGGCCGTGGCGCCGTCTGCCACTCCACAGCCCCAGGCATCACCGCGCCGCGCCCGCCGTGCCGCCACCTCCCGCTACCTCAACAACCGATAAGGCCACCACCATGCAGACCAACATCATCGACGACATCGGCGCAGCCATCGGCACCGCCGCCACCCTGCGCCTGCTGGCGCTGTTCGGCGGCACCCGGCTCTACGTGCCCGAGCACATCGGCGCGGACCACCCTATCGCCCTCGCGCTCGGCCTGGCGCCCGCGCGGCTGCTGGCCGAGCATTTTGGCCGCGAGCAGCTCGATCTGCCGGACGGCGAAGATTTCCACCGCCTGCGCCGCGTGCGCTGCGTGGCCGGCCTGCTGCGCGGTGGTGCGGCGCAGCGTGATGTGGCGATGATGGTGGGCATTTCCACCAAGCAGGTGGGGCGGTATCGGGCGGAAGCCGAAGGGCTGGGACTGCTGCCGTTGGTGTTTGAGGGCAAGGGCGAGTGAGGGAGCGGTAATGGCCTGGCCCTGGCTATTCTTTGGCGTCTCCGTTCAACTCGCGCAGCATTTCGAAAGCGTCGATGACGAGTCCGCCGTACGGGTCTATTGTGCGATCGGAAACACCGAGAATACTGAAACTGCCGAGGGGCAAATGCCGGCGGCCCGGCGCTTGGTCTTCGGTGCTGGCGAAGTAGATGCCTTCCGGCTCCATCTCGCAGACAACGCGCACGCCGCTCGCGTGATTCACGAATCGGGACGGTACGATGAAGCCATGCCACGGTACTTCCTCCATGTTCTCGTCCCAGGCGCTCCCCATTTCGATGTGCAGGGTCTGGCCCTTGGCAATGGCTTCCTTCAGGCGCTGATGCTGGGCTTCCTCTGCGGGGCTCAATGGCGGCGGCGCCTTCTTGACTTTGGCCGGGCCGGGGGGTGGGGCATCCGCATTCACGAAGCGGCGCCCATCCGAAAATTCCACCCAGGCCACCTGTTCCAGCTTGTACAGCTTGCGCCGTCCGCCAGGCTCCTTGGCGCCGATGTTCGGCCCGTCGATCTGCAGAAGCATCAGTGCGCGGGCCTCGCCGGGCCGCGATCCGGCGTTGTAGCACACCGTCAGCACCTCGCCGGTTTCTGCAGCCGCCTGCAGGGCTTCATGCATCGCCGTATCCATGCTCGCCTCCTGGAGAAATTCTCAGTTTATCCCGTAGGGATTGAATTGACATCGTGCCTTGCTGGGGCCAGAATTTCCCCCGTCGTCGGCAAACAACCGGCGACCGGGATTGGCGTCCCGAACATTACGGCGGCGGAAGCCGTCATTGCGTTGCACGACGGCTTTTTTTGCGTCTGGTGTGTCCTCTATGGGCGGCCGGGCGGGAGGAGCCTTCGGGCTCGCCGGTTGCCGTAGCCGGTACGCCAACTCCCGTTTCGGTCGCCCACCCCGATTGGCGTCGGTCGTGGGCGGTTCAAAACCGCATACGGAGTTGCACACCATGGCCACCAACGCCCAAGGCGCGTCCGCGCTCGTCTTTCACGACACCACCTTCACCCCCATTGATCGTTACGACGGCCAAATCTGGCTCACCTCGGCCGAGATTGCCCTGGCACTCGGTTACAGCCGAGATGACAAGATCGGCCGACTCTACGACCGTCACGTAGACGAATTCACCCCGGCAATGACGGTACTTGCCGAGAACCCCACTTCGGGGGCCTCGAAAAACCTGCGCACCAAGGTCAGGCTCTTCTCTCTTCGCGGCGCGCACCTGCTGGCGATGTTCTCCCGCACGCCGGTAGCGGCCGAGTTCCGCCGCTGGGTGCTGGACATCCTGGATCGGGAGGTCGGCGCCACGGCACAGCTGGGCACCGAAGCGCAGCCCACCATCGCCGCCGACCCCCATGACCCCGCCTACCGCTCCGCCTGGATGGCGTCTGCGGTGTTCTGCGCCTCGATCCAGATCGACTTGTTCAGGCACTTCATGGCCGGCGGCGAGCATGCTGCGTTCCGTCCCCGCTACGTCCTCGAGATCGACGGCGACAAGCCCCGGATCCAGCCGGTTGCGCCCGACGCCTGCGTGTTCCCGTGGCGCGAGGCCCCGCGCATCCTGCGCGACCCGGCCACGATGCTCAAGACCTCGCTGCTTGCCGACATCGCCGCCGCGGCGGCGCAGCGCATCGCCGACCGCGCCGCTTATCAAGAACACAAGGCCGAATGCGAAGCTGCGTACAGGAGGCTGTGATGTTGCTTGAGCCGCAAATGCCAGAAATCACCGTTTTCGCCTTCGATGCCGCCGCCGTGCGCACGCTCATGATCGATGGCGAACCGTGGTTCGTCGCCAAGGACATTGCCAGTGTGCTCGGGATTACATGGAAGGGGTCCGACAGTACCGGACCCCTTGGGGATCTAGATGAGGACGAAAAGGGTACTCAGATTGTGCGTACCCCTGGCGGCGACCAGCGTGCCACCATCATTAACGAGTCGGGTATGTACGCTTTCGTGCTCAAGAGTCGCAAGCCAGCAGCCAAAGCCTTCCGCAAGTGGATCACCAGCGAGGTGCTGCCCGCACTGCGCCGCGAGGGCAGCTACGCCCTGCCCGGCGCGGGGCAGGGCACCGCCCCCGGCCCCTTCCTCACCGGCAACCCGGCCCATGCCGCCGACCAACTCGTCAGCGCGGACCGCATCTTCCGCAGCATCCTGCGCAGCAGCCGCAGCGCCGGCCTGCCGCTGCCGCGCGCACTGCGCCGCGCCAACGAAGTCGCCCGCCACCGCACCGGCATCGACATGCTCGATGAACTGGACGCCCCGGACCTCGCCACCGCCAACACGCCCGCGCTGCTCGACCCGCTCGGCGTCCACGCCTTCTGCGACGCCTGGCTGGCCGGCACTCTTCCGCTGCCGGTGGTGCCCTGCCGCAGCACGGACCTGTATGCCGCCTACTGCCACTGGCGGGCGGGCGGCGGCGAACCCGCCGGCTCCTTACCCCGCGTGGTGGGCGCCATGACCCGCCGCCCCGATCTGCGCCACCGTCGCGCCCGCTATCTGGATGAAGCGGGCACGGCAATGATGGCCGGCTTCGTGCTTCCCGAGCATGAACTGATGCCGCCGGCTGGGGTGTCGCAGGCTGAGTGGCTTACCGTTCGCGCTGATGAGTTCGTCCAGGCGCTCGATGGATGGACAGACTGCCGGGCATGAAAAACCCCGCCGAAGCGGGGTGGTGGATACGATTACCAGGAGGATTTTTTTGTGCTCAAGCGAAACTTCGGTGCGTTGGCGGCGGATACCGGGCCGGGCAGGGCCAGGATCACTTTATCTAGGTAAGGCAGGGATACCGGGTCACGTTCTTTGAAGTACGTGGCCGAACGCTTCGGCAGCCACTCGGACTGGATGATGCGGCGGAACTCGGCCAGGTACTCGTTGGGGTACAGCTTTGCTTCGACGATCCGCCCGTCCGGATAGCAGTGGCTGTAGACCGGCAGGGTGCTGGTATCGACCCCGAGCTGATCCCGCAGATGCTTGCACAAGAACATTCCCATGCTGATGTCTGGCACCATGCGTTCCGGCAGCTCATACCCTGCCTGTTCGAGCGGGGCGATGAGCATGAATGTCATCTCCTGCAGGATGCTGAAGTAGCCGGCGGGAACGCCAGACTGGTTCATCATATGGCGGCGGATGTGGTACGGGAGGGCGCGGGCATACGGAGTTCCCCTGCCAGTCATCCAGTCGTGAACCCATTTCGACACTTGGACGGCGAACTTTCCGGACGCCCATTGACCGAGGTGGATGGCGACCTGAGGATGTACCCAGCTTCCGCCTCCGGTAGAGGGGGCGCCGGGAAAGGTCTCTACAAGTGCCTGTTTTTGTTCAACTAGGGATTTTTCCACCAATTGAATCTGCAGCCCTGTGTCTGCAGACAGTTCGTTCAGGAACTCCATGGTGCTCTTGTTCGCCATGTAGTCCTTGAACTGCTTGCTTACCGCTTGGCACAAAGCGGTGGCGTTGATGTAGCCATCACTGGCGCGCTGGCTGATAACTGCGTTGTTGACCTCGTGTTGGATTAGGGCGAGGGAGTACTGATGAGACTGGGCCATGAGCATAGCTCCTATCAAAAGGCCTCAGCTTGGGCGGGAGCGCTTCCATGTTTCGTGCAGTTTGCTTAGAAAACAAAAAGCGCTTATAATCCCGCTTCGCTAGCGTGTAGTGAATGCACTGGTTTTAAACGTCTTTGGAAGGCAACCAGTGCGCCAGGCTCGGCCGAATTCGTTGCAATAAAAACACCCAGCCCAGTGTTCCACCACTAGGGCTGGTTTTTTTCGTCAGAATTCAAACCGAATCTTCATGTTAGCACTCTTCCATAGCGAGTGCCAATGGGGCGGCGGTAAATACCCTATTTTCTGCACGCAGCACTACTACATATAGTGATTTCGGATGCCTTGACAGGCTTAGGACATCCGTCCCCTGCCCATAGTCCCACCCCTTCGCCATCCTGTGCCGGTCTCCACCCCGGCACAGCGCCATGGCCGTATCCCAAGCCGATATCGATGCACTCACCTCCGCGATCGCCAACGGCGAGAAATCCGTGCGCTTCCGCGACGGCCGCGAGGTGCAGTACCACTCCCCGCGTGACCTGATCGCAGCGCGTGACTACCTCGTCCGCCTGAAAGCCGACGAGGATGCGACGACGGCCGGCCAGCCCCGGCGCCGTGCGGTGCGCCTGTATCACGCCGGGCGGGGCTTTCGATGAGCAAGCCCGGCAAAAAGGCCCGCAAGGCCGAGAAAAAAGCGGTGCAAACGTCTGCATCCGCCCCCGCTGCGATGGCAGACGTCCGCCTTGTGGCCCGTGCCCAGTACGAGGCCGCCGGCCACGGCCGCCGCACGCGCGGCTGGCGGGCGCCCAGCACTGGCCCGAACCGTGCAGCGGCAGGGCTGGAAACCATCCGCAATCGTGCCCGCGACGCCGTGCGCAACACCTGGACCGGGGCGGCCAACGCCCGTGTCTGGGGCACCAACCTGATCGGCGTCGGCATCATCCCGCGCGCCGAGGCCAAGACCGCCCGCCGCAAGCAGCGCTACGCGGAAATCTGGGATGCCTTCGCCGCTGCGTCCGACGCGGACGGCGTGCTGGACTTCTACGGCCAGCAGACCCTGGCGGTGGAAACGGTGAAATCCTCCGGCGAAATCTTCATCCGCTTCCGCCCGCGCCGGGCGGACGATGGCCTGATGGTGCCGCTGCAGATCCAGTTGCTGGAGTCAGACATGGTGCCCACGCTCGATGCCGATAGCTGGCCCGGCATGCCGGTGGGGCATCGCATGCGGCAGGGCATCGAGCTGGACCGCATCGGCCGCCGGGCGGCCTACTGGTGCTACCGCGAACACCCCGGCGATGGTCCGTTTATCGCCGTCAGTCATGCCGACCTCGTCCGCGTGCCCGCCAGCGAGATGCGGCACATGTACAAGCCCACCCGCCCCGGTGCGCTGCGCGGCGTGCCCTGCAATGTTGCCGTGATGACCAAGCAGCGCAGCGTGGACAACCTGGACGATGCCGTGGTGCTGCGCCAGGAACTGGGCAACCTCTACACCATGTTCATCACCCGCCAGCCCGAAGGTGGCGCGCCGGAGATCGACCCAATCACCGGCGCGCCGATCGAGCTGGACCACGACGGTAGTCCCATGGTCGGCCTGGAGCCGGGCATTGCCCACGAACTGGCCCCTGGCGAAGACGTCAAGTTCTCCGCCCCGCCAGACTCCGGCGCCAACTACGCCGACTTCATGCGTCAGCAGCACCTGGGCATCGCCGCCGGCGGCGGCACGCCTTACGAACTGCTCACCGGCGACATCCGCGACGTCTCCGACCGCACCCTGCGCATCGTCCTCAACGAATTCCGCCGCGCCTGCGAACAGGAACAGTGGCAGATCATCATCCCGCAGTTTTGCCAGCCAGTGCGGGATGCCGTCGGGCGGGCTGCCGTGCTGGCCGGGCTGCTCACGCCCGCCGAACTGCCGGAGTTCGTCCGCTGCACCTGGGCGCCGCACGCCTGGCCCTACATCCACCCCACGCAGGACGTACAGGCCAAGAAGATGGAGGTGGAGGCCGGATTCCGCAGCCGCGCCGGCGTGGTGGCTGCCAACGGCGACGACGTGGAGCAGGTGGATGCCGAGCGTGCAGAGGATGTCGCCCGCGAACGCCGACTGAAGATCAATGCCGCAGACAGCAAGGGAAAACTGTGACCGACAAGGGCATGTCCATCACCAGTTACACCGGCGCGGCCTTGTCGGTACTGTCGTCTCTCACGCTGACCGAGTGGGGCATCCTCACCGGCATCCTGACGGCGATCGGCACATTCCTGCTCAACGCCTGGTGGGGGCGGCGCCGTGACTTGCGCGAGCAACAGGCCCACAAGCTGAAGCTCGAACGCTACATGCATGACCGGCGCCAGTGCGACCAGCCCGTGGTGCTGAATCGCCGGCGGCAGGACGGCAAGATCAACCGCAGCCTGGTGTCCGCCATGTCGGCCGCTTCCCTGGTTGCCGCGCTTGCAACTGCGGTCGTTATCCACGAAGGCGACGGTCCCACCAGCGTTTTGCCGGACACCGGCGAAACCATCCACCACGCCTACCCGGACCCGGCCCACGGCTGGCGTGTGCCGACTATCTGTCAGGGGCGCACGCGCGGCGTCGTGCCGGGCATGACTGCCACTGCCGCGCAGTGCCGGCTATGGCTGGAAGCCGAACTTAGCCAGGAAGTAATCAATTCGCTGGCGCGTAACGTCAAGGTGCCTGTCACCTTCAGCCAGGCAGTGGCGCTGGGCATGTTCCGTGACAACGTGGGCGAGGGCAACTTCACCGCCTCCAAGCTGCTGCGGGACGTCAACGCCGGCCGCTGCCATGCCGCCGCGCGCGAGTTCAATGCTTCACCGCAGATCGCCAATGGCCGTCCGCGCATCTGGCAGGGGCGCCCCATCGTCGATCGCCGAACGGGTGTTGTGCTGCTCGCCACCGGCGCACCGGTCATGAAATGGACCACCGGCGGCGGCATCCCGCTGCCCGGGCTCATCAAACGCAGGGCGGAAGAGCGGGGGCTCTGGGAGCCCGACTGCACCGCATGGGAGGACGAAAAATGATGAAAGTGGATCACAAGGGCTGGTTTGGCATTTGTCCGGTGTATTTCGGCGGCCTCGATACCGAGGCGCCGCTGATCGTCGAGCGCCATTGGGTATTCGTACCGCTGATGCGACTCTCCGAATTTTTCTACGGCCTCGCATTTACCGTGTGCGGCTTCATCAACCCGGCATTCGAGCCGGAATGGCCGCTGAAGGTGACGGGAGAAATCGAGCCCAGGGAGGTGTGATGTGCAGTCCATCGTATTGGTTGCGCTTGTGGGGCTCATGGTGGGCCTGGGCTTGGGTGGCTGGGGTGGGCATGAGCTGGCCGCCGGGCGAGCTGCCCGCGCACAACTGGACAACGCCCACGTCGCGCTTGCCGATGCCGCGGCCGCACTTGGTACTGCTGGTGAGCAACTGCGTGCCACGGCCACCCGAACCGCCACGATCGCTCGCCAGCAGGCCGAAACCGCATCTCGTCATCTAGCCGAGGCCTCGCGCCATGAACAGATCATCACCTACGCTGCGCGCCTGGAGTGCGCTCGCGATCCTGAGTCTTTCCGCCTGCTCCTTGACGCCATCGCCCGGGCCAACGGTCTGCATCCCGGCGGCGGTGCCGCCCGAATGCCTCCAAACCTGCGGCCCGATGCCGGCCCCGACGGGGCCCGGTGAGGCGGAAATGATGCGCTGGGAACTCCAGGCCGTGCATTGGGGCGAACGCTGCCTTGCCATCAATCGCAGCTGTATCCCCGCTTTGCTGCGGGGACATCCGTCCCCTGCCGATGGCGCGGCGTCGCGTTGAAACTGCGCCTATCATCCACGGACGCCCGCCCCATGAAAAAGAAACCCTGGTACGCCTACAACCTGGCCGACGACGGCCGCAGCGCCACCATCCGCATCAACGGTGTCATCGGCAACAGGATGGAAGGCCGCACCATCGAAAGCCTCGACTACGAACTCAAGTGGGCAGCGGAATCGGTCAACGAAATCATCATCCGCATCACCTCGTTCGGCGGCTCGTTGGCTGAAGCTCTGGCCATGTACGGCGCGCTGCGCCGGCACCCGGCCCGCAAGGTCGCCATCATCGAAGGCGTGGCGGCCAGCGCCGGCACCATCGTGGCCATGGCCGCCGATGAAATCCGCATCTACGCCAACGCCAGCATGATGGTGCATGGCGTGTCGCTGGTCACCGAGGACGGTGAAGAGGTCGAAGACGCCGAGGCCGCCCGCGTGCTCAACGCCAGCATCATCGAAACCTACGCCGCCCGCACTGGCAAGACGGCTGATGATCTGGCGGATGCGATCGCCACCGACACCTGGATGACCGCCCGCGAGGCCGTCGCCGCTGGCTGGGCCGACTCCGTGATCGAGATCGCGGAGCAGGGCGCCGCAGTCTCCGCCACTGCCGCCAGTCCGCTGCAGGCCATTGCCGCAGCACTGGAAATCCCCGCCGACGTTATTGCCCGCGCAACTGCCCAGGCCGCCACAGCTGTCCCGGCTCCGGTGCCTGCCGCCGCGCCCGCAGTCGTCACCCCTCCGCCTGTGCAGCCAGCGGATGCCACCTTCGCCGCCCAGATCAACGCCCTGGCCGTGGCCGAGGGGCTGGGTGACTACGTTGCCGCCTGGCTGCTCGACGGCGGCATCACCACCACCGCCCAGGCCGCTGCCGCAATCAAGGAGGCCCGCGAAGTCCGCGATCTCTGCGCCTTCGCCAGCGCCGCCGACCGTGCGGGCGGCTTCATCAGGCAACGGCTCAGCCTGGACCAGGTCCGCGCCGAACTCATCAATGCGCTCGCAGCCAACGCCGACGAGCGCCATACCGACACGCACCCGCGTGCTCACCAGCCGGGCCAGCCCTCGCGGCCCGCCGTGCCGACCGTGTCGGTCGACAGCATCTACGCGGCCCTCAACCGCAACGTCCGTTAATCCAGGAGATCGCAAACATGCTCACCGAAAAGTCCCGCGCCGGCCAGTTTCTGCTGGCCGAAGCCAACGGCACCCTCAGCCGCGAGCGCATCATCATCGCATCCGGACAGGGCGTCCTGCCCGTCGGCCAGGTGCTCGGCAGAATCACTACCGAAGGCGCCAACCAGGGCAAATACGGCAAATACAGCAATGCCGACTCCACCACGGGCCTCGGCACGGCTGTCGCCATCCTCTACGACGAAGTCGATGCCACCACTGCCGATGCGCCCGGTGTCGGCGTGTTCCGCCATGCCGAAGTCAAAGAATCCGAACTCACCGGCATCGACGCGCACGGCAAGGCCGATCTTGCCCCCGCCCACATCATCTTCCGCTGATCGCCAGCCACACAACATAGGAGATAGCCCACATGGCTACCATGGACGTTTTCAACGACGACGCCTTCCGCGTCACCACGCTGTCTGCCGCGATCAGCGAAGTGCCGTTCCGGCCGACGCGTTTGCTCGACCTCGGCCTGTTCCTCAACGACCCCATCGAAACCACCGACGCCTGGTTCGAGCTCGACGGCGACGTGCTGCGCCTGGTCAAGGCCGGCGAACGGGGCCAGCCGGGCGAAACCATCGCCCGCAACAAGCGCCGTGCCGTGGCTTTCAAGGCCAAGCACCTCAAGCGCGACGACGCCATGATGGCGGATGAAGTCCAGAACGCCCGCGCCTTCGGCCAACAGTCGGAAGTGGAAACCGTGCAGGGCAAGGTGCTGCGCATCGGCAACCGCCACCGTCGCGACATCGAGACCACCATCGAATTCCATCGCATGGGCGCGCTCAAGGGGCAGATCCTCGATGCCGACGGCACCACCGTGCTCGAAGACCTGTACGACAAGTTCGGCGTGTCCCAGATCTCACACGACATGAATCTGGACGATGACACGACCGACTTGCTCAAGACGGTGGTGCAAGCCAAGCGCAAGTCCGAAGACGTGCTCGGTGCCGCCTTCATTCGCGGCTGGCGCGCATTCTGCGGCGACACCTTCTTCGACGACTTTGTCGGGCACCCGGAACTCAAGGCTGCCTACGAGCGCTGGAAGGACGGCGAAGCCCTGCGCACCGACGCCCGTGCCGGCCTGAGCTTCGGTGGCGTCACCTGGGAAAACTACCGGGGCAGCGTCGCCGGCCAGCCCTTCGTGCCCACCAACGAAGCCATCCTCGTCCCCGAGGGTGTCCCCGACATGTTCCTGGTCCACTACGCCCCGGCCGACTACATGGAAACGGTCAATACCCCGGGCCTGCCGTTCTACCTCAAGACCGAGCCCAAGCGCATGAACACCGGCGTGGACATCCAAGTGCAATCCAACCCGCTGGCCATCAACACCCGCCCGCGCGCCGTCATCCGCCTGACTCGCACCTGATATGGCCCGCGCCTCGGCCGCATTCAGCCGCGCCCGCAACCGCCTCTTCGCCCACCTGGGCGAGGAGGCGGTCTTGTCCTCCCATCCCGTTCCGGTGCCGGCGGTCATTTCCCGCAACGTCGAGTTGATTGGCGAAGATGGCCTGGTCGATCGCGTCGTCACCACCGCCACACTCCCCGAAGAATGCGCCCCCCGGGCCGGTGACAGCCTGACGGTGGGTGCAGACGTGTGGACGCTCGATGCCCCCTTGCGCTCGGATGCCGACGTGCCGGAATGGGTGTTGCTGCCGGCATGAAAATCGAGGGCATCGATGCGATCCGCAGCGCCGCCAAGCGGCTGCGCGCCGTGCCTGAAGCCTCTGCCAGGGCGGCGTACCGAGCGGCCAACACGGTCGCCGCGCGGGTGTCCACCATGGCAAAACGAGACATTGCCAGTCAGATCAACCTGCCACAAAGCTACATCGCGCAGCAGATGCGTACCCAGCCGGCCACAGCGGCCATGCCGGTCGCAGAGGTGCGCATGCGTTTGCGAGCAGTACGGCTTGCGCGCTTCTCCGCCGCGCAAATCACCAAGCCCGCCCGGCGTGCCAAGGGCGACCCCCGTCGCGGCATTGGCGCCGGCCGCAAACAGGCTGGGGTGGCGGTCAAGGTGGCGCGCACCGGTGGCCGCAAGATCATGCCCGGCGCCTTCCTGGTGCCGCTTCGTGCCGGCAATACGGCCGGCGGAAACGGCATGGGCGTGTTCATTCGACAGGGCAGAGACATCAAGCATCTCTATGGTCCGTCGCCGGATCAACTCTTCCGGCGTTGGCGGGCCGAGGCGGTACCGGACATCAAACGCATGCTCGCCGACGCCTACGCGTCGCAATTTCGCTACGAACTCAAGGGCTCTCGCAAATGAGCAAGGCCAACGACATCGCCCAGCGGATCACCGAGCGCCTGAGCAGCATTCGGTCCGCCGACGGCTACCAGACAGATGCCGGCCTCAACGTGTTCCGGGGTCGCAAGGCCGTTCCCGAGCTGCCTGCCCTGATCCTGTTCGAGCCCGAAGACCTGGTCGAGGGCCAAGCGGCCGACGGCTCCGGCAGCCATGCAGGCAGCGCGGTCAATGCGCAGATCCTGCTGCCATTCGACATTCAGGCTTTGGCTGAATGTGATCCTGCTCAACACATGACGACCGGCCATGCCCTGGTGGCGGACATCAAACGCGCGCTGTTCGGCGGCGACATGCGCTGGGGCGGCCTGGCCACCCATACCCGCTACATCGGCCGCAGCATCGAGCCGCGCACCGATGGCGACACCACCGTATCGGTGCTGGTGCAGATCAGGGTAGGCGTCGTGGAAGACCTGGCGCGGCCGTAGCAACTGTTTTCCTGCGGCCCGGACATCCGTCCCCTGCCGTCCTCATCGTCCAATCCACACACTGGCACCTGCACCACACTCACAGCAGGAGCCAGTCCATGCCCATCGTATCCAGCACGCGCGGCTTCAAGGGCCGCGCCATCGTCAACGTCCGCCCGCGCAGCGGCCTCGGCCGCAAGTTCCAGCTCGGCAACACCACGTCCATCACCGAAAACACCGAAGTCGAGCGCACCTCGCGGCAGAACTTCCAGCGCTCCGGCGGCGGCGAACTCGACGTGGACGAAGCCATCACCTCGATCACCGTCGAAATGGTGGTCGATGACATCAAGCCCGAGTCCATCGCCATCGGCATGCGCGGCGAGTACGAAAAACTGCTCAGTCAGGCCATTACGGGCGAAAAGCACCCCGCCTGGGCCGGTGAGCGCGTCAGCTTCAGCTACATTCCCGACCCCGATGTAGCCGTGACGGTCAGCATCGACGCCACCGCCGCCCGCGAAAACGAAACCGACTATCCCAAGGGCGCCCTGGTCATCGATTCCGGCACCGCCTACCTGGCCGTGGTCGGCGGCACCACCGGCAGCGCCGCTCCGACCTGGCCCACGGACGGGGGAACCGAAACGGACGGCTCCGTCACCTGGCGCCACATCGGCGCAGCCGCGCTGACGCAAGACACGCATTTCGAGCGCACCCGGCAGGGCGTGGCGTTCATCGCAGGCGCCAATGCCCTGTTCGTCGACGATGAGCCCCTGCCCATCGTTGTCGGCTACACCCGCAATCCGCAGTACGTGATCCAGAACTTCGTCAACTCCGGCGCGGAATTCGAAATCGAGGTCGACGGTGAAAACGCCGCAGACAACGGCGCGCCCAGCATCGTCCGCTACTTCCGCGCCAAGTTCTCGCCGTCCAGCGGCCGCAACCGGGTCAGCTCCGACTTTGCCTCCATGACGCTCACGGCCACCCTGCTCGAAGACCCCAACCGCACCGGCACGGGCAAGAGCAAGTACATGGAAGAGCTGATGGTCTGATCCGCGAGGGCCAAGACCAGGCCGCCTTGCCCATGGGGCAGGGCGGCCGAGCCTTGTCCCATGCAGGTCGATCATGGCACTCGCCGAATCCCAAGAAGTCGCGCTCCGCATCAATGCTGAAACGTCCGGGCAGTCGGACGTATCCGCGCTGGTCCAACAAATCGAGGCCCTTGCTCGTGAAGGCGGAGAGGCTGGACCGCGTTTTGCTGAGCTTGCTGAACAGTTAAAAAAGGTCGGTCGACAGCAGCAACTAGTAACCTCATTCGTTGAACTTAAGCGCGAGACGCGAGGGTACGCCACCGAACTACAGAAGGCCCAGGCCGCGACAAGTGCGGCAATGAGTGTGCTGCGCGAGAAGAGGGTGGCGGTCGACGCTGCAACAAAGTCCGAGCGAGACGCAGCGGCTGCGCTTGCCTCGGCTGCTCGTGCCCACGAACGCCTGAAGGCAGAGGTCGCGGCTGCAAGGGATGGGCTACAGAGCCTGACTGCGAGATCAAAGGAAAGTGGTACAGAAACAGCCGCTTTTGCAAACCAGATCGCGGCTGCAAGGGCTCGCCTTGCCGATTTGAGAACAGCCAGTACTGAGGCGGGGAAAACCGTTGGTGCGCTCAAGCAGGCCTATGATCCGGTAGCGCAAGCGATGCGCGAGGCGGGCAAAGCATCGCGGGAAGCAGAATCTGCGTTCAAGAAGAACGTGGCTGAGGCACAGCGCCTGAAGCCGGCATATGAAAAAGGCCGTGAGACGCTGCATCGACTTCGCCAAGAGATGCAAGAGGCGGGCATCAATTCTCGTTTCTTGGGGGCAGAGGAGAAGCGCCTTGTTTCCGAGATGGCGGCTGCCACTGTTGCGGCTAACGCACAGGTATCTGCTGTCGCTATGTTGGCTCAGGCTGGGAAAGAACGCGCCGCTGCCGCCCGCCAGCAAGCCCAGGAAGAAGACCGCCTTGCCGCCATCGTCGCTGCATCCAAAGCCAAGCTGGCTCGCGCAGCTCAAGAGCAGCTCGCAGCGGAAAAGCGCGCTTATGCGGAATCCGAGGCCGCAGCCAAGCGCTATGCCGAGCAGACGCGTGCACTCGCGGCTGTCACGCAAAACGCCTTCAATACGATCGGCATCCGTTCTTCGAAGGTGATCCAGGCGGAAATTCTGGGCATTCAGCAAGGGCTGCAGCGTTTGGCAGTCGATGCCAAGGCAGCGGGCACCGATTTCGACCGCGCCTGGAGTGCCGGGCAAAAGCGTATTGCAGCTCTGAAAGCCGAAATGGCAGGCGGTGTCGATCCCTTTACCGCATCTGTAGCACGGGCGAGTGGTGGTATCGGCACTTTCATTTCACGGCTGAGTCCTGTGTCCCGCGAAATTGCGGCGGCGTTCAGTGTGGACCGTGTTGCCCGTGCTGCAGTCGAATTCGATAGCCTCAACCGTACCTTGGCGGCAATCAAGGGCAGCGGCCAGGCAGCGGCCGCTGAGCTTGGCTACATTACTGCCACGGCGAACCGCCTGGGGCTGGAGTTGGGGTCGGCCTCAAAGGCATATGCGTCGTTCCTTGCGGTAACCCGTGGCACAGCCCTGGAGGGGCAGGGCGCCCGCGACGTATTCGAGGCTGTGGCAGGTGCAATGGCCCGGCTCGGAAAATCGGCAGCAGATACGGATGGTGCGATGCTGGCGCTGTCCCAGATGGTCAGCAAAGGCGTCGTCAGCATGGAAGAGCTGCGCCAGCAGCTCGCCGAGCGCCTGCCTGGCGCCTTGAAAGCGGCGGCAGATGGTGCTGGCCTGACCGAGGCGGAACTCATCAAGATGGTCGAAACCGGCCAGGTGCTTGCTGAAGATCTGCTGCCGGCGATGGCAATGCAACTGAACAAACTGTATGGCACGGGCAGTGACGTCCAGGGTTACGCGGCGAGCTGGGGCCGGCTGACGAGCGCGATCACGAATGCGATCGGGACGTTCACTCAGGTCGAGATTGTCATGACGGCAGTGACGGGCGTCATGGCTGGGCTGCGTGAGGGAGTCCTGACAATTGGCACAGTTTTCGTCGTAGCGGCAGAAGGCGTCACCTTCTTTGCCCGGGCGCTGGGCACGGCTGTTGGGGCGATCACTTCTGGAAATTGGCGGGATTTGCGCGGCGAAATTGGCAAGCTCGCCGATGAGTCACTGGAGCTGATCAACCAGATCGCGAGCCAGACGATGATTGCAAAGGGCATTCAGGATGCTTTTACAGATTCTGTCGCAGGAACGGGGGCTGCAGCAGAAAAGAGCAGCAACGGCTGGCTTCTGATCACCAATGCTTACGCACAGGCCAATGCCGCTGCGGAAGGCTATATCAAGCAAAGTGAAAAGGCATTGAAAGCGCGTCAGGCTGAATCCAATGCTGTCAGCCAGTATGCGCAGGCGATGGGGGATGTGCAACAACGGCTCGATGCCGAAGCACATGCCGCAGCAGCCGTCGCTGCAGCAATGTCCACGGTGGCTGAAGCCCGAGCTGCCCAGCTTGCGACTTTGCAGTCACAACTGGCTGCTCAGGAGCAGGCAGTTGCGGCGGATGTTCAGGAGTCCGATGCAAAGCGCAAGATCATTGAGCAGACCCGGCAGAAGATCGAGTTGGCGCGTGAAGAAGCCGAGGCAGCATCCGCCGCGGCGCAGCAGTCCCAAATGGAAGCTGCCGCCCGCGAGGCCGCAGCCGCAGCCGTTAAGGATAATTCTGATAGGTTGGATGACTTGCGAGCGGCATATGAGGCTGTTCAGCGAGAGGTGCGAAATCTTGAAGAGGATGAACGTGCGGGGATCGCCACCCAGGACGCGGTAACTGCCGCTCGTGCCAGGGCGGTGCGTGCTGCTGGCCTGTACCGTGATGCTGTAGCTGACACCTTGCGCAATATCGACGCCGAGTCACGCGCCCGGCAGGCGCAGTTATCGACAGAAGAGCGGCTGGGACAGCTCAAGCTGGCTCAGATTCGCAGGGCAGAGCAGTCTGCCCGTGCAACAGAAAACGAAGTTGCAGCGGCCTGGCGCGCGGTTGAAGCAAAGCGGCAGGAAGCCCGTATGGCTGAACTGAAGGCGCGCGCCCAGCATGAAGAGGCGACGGCCCAGCTCGCAAAAATCGAAGCGCAAGAAAAGGAACTGACCGAAACCGAGCGGCTCGACAAGGCCAAGATGGCCGAGCTCGAAGCCGCCAAGGCCTCGGCCACGGCCAAGCAGATAGAAGGGCAGATCAGTGCCGAGTTGGCCAAGCAGTTGCACGCGGAAGCAGATGCCGCGATTCGGGCCATGCAGGCGAAGGCGGGTGCGGCAGATGTAAATGGCGAGGTTGGTGATTCGGCGGCCAAAGCTGCGGCCGGAGTGACTGCGCTGAACACTGCCACCAGTGCGGGCGGGGATATCGCAAAATATTTTGCCGGCATCTGGACAGACGCCAAGGAGCGGGTTCGCGAAGCCTCTGAAGCCGCTTATAACGCAATTACAAAAATCGAGGCACTTACCGACGGCCCCATCGAAAACAGGATGCTGGGGCAATTTACGAAAAGTGTTGACGCACTGCGATTGAGTGCGAATCAGCTAGTCGCCGAAGACCCGATCAGCAAACTGGAGGCAGACATTACCGCCGCCGAAGCCGCAGCAGATCGGGCTGCAAGCACTGTTGAATCATTCGGAAAAAAGATTCAGAACTCCAGCCTGACATGGAAGGGCTTCTGGGAAGACACCCAGTCGATGTACAAACTGGAAGAGTCGATCTACCGTGCGCGAATCGAGCATATCAAGCTCAACGTCGAGGTCGAGCGTTTCAGCCAGGCCGTCGACGAAGGGAGCGTGGGGCTCAAGGACCAAGAGCGCACATTGTCTTCTCTCGTGCGACAGGCTGAGGCACTAGGCTCGCAGAATTTGTCCGAGCTGCGCAGTGCCCTGGCCGATGTCCGCAATCAGCTGCGGCAGGCTGCTGACGATGCACGGGCCGCCAACGACGCCATCGCGGATGAGATCGATAATCTCCTTGGCCGCTATGAAGACGTGGAGCGTCGCCGCTTTGCGGCTCGCCGCGCAGACTTGGAGTCCCGTCGCGATGAGGCCAAGGCAGACGGGAATACTCAGGCTGTCGCCGATTTCAACCGGGCGTTAGGCAAGCTGGCTGAACTGGAGCGCCTGCAACTTGAGCAGGCCCGGCAGCGCGAAAAAGAATCTGCGCAGCGCCAAACCCCCACTTCTGCCGCGCAGCCTGCACATGGCTACACATCTGTTCACCGAGTTGAAATTGGGTCTGGCTCCAATTCAGGCCGAAGAACGGCCATCAATACCACCGACAAGAACAGCGCTGACGCTCTGGTCGATCTGCTGCGCCAACTCGAAGCCGACATGGCGAGGTCCTGAACCATGCTGCGCAATCATACCCTTGGCGCCATCCAGATCCCTGAAGACGTGTGGTGGAGCGATGAGTTCGCCTGGTCAGCCGTCGAGCAGAGCACGGAATACAGCCTGACCGGGGCGCTGATCGTGCATGTCGGCCTGCGGAGTTCGGGCCGGCAGATCACGCTCGCGAGCAATCCGAACGGTGGATGGGTCGAGCGGAGCGTGGTCCTCGCACTGCAGGCCCAGCGGGCCATGCCCGACGAACGCTTCATTCTCACCCTGGCCGACGGTCGCCAGTTCATCGTCATGCACGACAACGCCCGCGCGTTCGATGCCGCGCCGGTGCGTCCTGCCTGCGACCTGACCGCTGCCAGCAACTATCGCATCACGCTCCCTCTGATCGAGGTGTAACCCCCATGCCCATCCACGCCCAAAACATTGTCTTCGTCGCCAGCCAGGTCATGGACGACGTGCCCGAGGGCGGTGGTGCCGCGACCGGCACCGTCATCGTCGACGGCCAGATGAACAACGTCTTCCCGGACATCTCCGACCTCGACCGCGCCTACGGCCGCTTTCGCCTGCGCAAGCTCTTCGTGGCCATCCGCTCGCTGTCGACCGACCTGTACGGCGGCGCCAAGGTCGTCATCACCGCCTTGCCGCAGGACTCGGCACTCGGCTACGCGCTCTTCAGCAACGGCGACCCGTTCGACACCCGCGTCCAGGCCGCCGATCGCGTGTCCTCGTACCTGTTCGCCGGCAGCGAATGGCACGGCTACCTGCTGGAGAACCACGTCGCCGGCCAGCGCAGCATCGAGCTCTTCCAGCGCCCGAACACGCCGCTGCCGGCGATCGGCCGC